TTAATCGGCTTTAAGGCTCTCGGAGTTTGTCCAGAGATCGAATAATTGACCGTCATGGTAAACCTTTACTTGAGCTACGCCTGCTGTAATACCCATGGTCACAACCTTGTCTACAGGTAGGCCAGCTTTTGGCATAAAGCATTCTGTTTGCATAATCTCTGTGAATGCGGCCTCGTCTTGATGCAGGGCTATCGCCGAGAGGCGTTCGAATGCATCTGCTGATTCGCAAACGGGATATTTTCCGTTAAGCTTTACCGCCATTGCACCACTGGAAAAGCCCGCAATCAGAAGCGCCACTAAAATTCTCTTTTTCATCCCTATCCCCATTCACTGTTTTTATGAGTCCATCTTTAACGTGATAGTAAATTTTAGTTACTTGCGTTAATACTTATAATTATCTGACAAATAAAAAATCCTGCTAAAAGCAGGATCAAAGAATGACTAATGATTTATTTCCAGCCGTCAGAACATAACCACCTGGCCGCCGGTTTGCGGGTGTGGCTGCACAGGGTTAATTTCACCGGGCTTTGATATTGAGCGCATAAAACTTTCCATCGTCACAAAGGTATGACCGCAATTCACATTAATGCACTGGTGATAGCGTTCTTTGGTTTCGGTGGTGATCTGGCTACTGCTGCGGGTATGGGCTGCGCTGTGGCATAAAGGGCAATTGAACATGATCCGGACTCCGGTATCATCCCGACTAGGGTCGGTGTTAATGAGAATTATGCGTGATTATTAATTAAAAATCATCATTCCATATCCAAATCATCTATTTTCACCTCCAATTCCAGCGCAGTAGTAAAACCACTGTCACTTACTGAGTGAGTAACAGTGACTAGCGTCCAGTCGGCCTCGTCAATCTGCTTTTTGAATCCGGTCACTTTAACCGGTACCTCTGGATAAAGATCGGCGCGACCTTTGGCAAGTTGGATAGAAAACTTCGCCGCGCCACGTTGCAGCCGTTCCCAATTGGATTTAGCCGCCCGTTGTGCGTTGTTTTTACTGGCGTAAGTGGTGCGCAAGGTCAGCACATTTTCATCCGTACCTATCAGATATTCACCCTGTTTCTCTTCCGGTTCTTTTGGCTTGGTGGTACTTTTCGTCTTGCGTTTACGCTTAACCTTTACCGCTGGTTTTTCGGTGGTGCGGGTATTCAGCCAGTTTGCCACCACACCGGTATAAGCGCCCCGGTCAGCCATACTAAATTGATGGCCATCACCCAGGCTGCGAATAATAGTCATCACCGGAATGGGTTTACCGCTGGCGGTTTTCGCCTGGCCTTGACGAATAAATAATAGATTGCCATTTTTTACGGCGGCAATAGCGCCATATTGTTTCGCCAATCGGGTAATAAAATTACCGTCTGATTCGTTGGTTTGGTCTATATGGTCAACTGTTAAATCAGCCATGGCTTTATTTAATGTTGGCGTGAGTTTATTACGCTCGGCAATTATCTTAATCATCCCGCCAATGGTGGTTTTATGGTAAGACTGGTCGCGGCGAATATTGAGCGTTTCACGAAAATCCGCGCTGCGGGCGCGAATGGTCAGCTTATCCGGCGCGCCGCTGTGCTCTATTTCATCCACCGTGAACGTGCCTTTATCAATCAGCGCCGCCCCTTGCCAGCCCAGCGCCACCGCTATTTTAGCTCCGCGACGGGGCAGCACTAATTTACCGTCTGAATCATCCAGTTCAATATCAAGCTGATCGGCTTCAAAACCGCGATTATCGGTCAGGGTTAATGACATCAGGCGCTTTTTAATGCCGCCACTTTTATCAATGCCATCCACGGTAATTGAATAATCCGGCGCGTTATGCCCGCTATTTAACAGGCTATCCATGATGGTCACGATAATAACCCGCTAGCGGTATCAGATATTTGCGCGGCGATATCGTCAAATTGCTGGGATAAATCACCAAACATTTCTTTTAAAGACTCATCGGTGCGCTTTAGCGTGAGCGTAAACTCAATTTTCCGCGCCGATCCGTCGCTAAAAAAAAAGCTTTTGCCGCGGCTAAGATTCTCAATCACAAACATGCCATGGATCACGCCGTTCCCCTCAATCAATGACCAGGCTTTGCCGGTTTCCGCCATCAGTTGCAAGGCCATGAGCGAGGCTTTACCGCCAGTCAGTTCGGGGTATAGCACGCCGGATAAGGTAATCGATTCCTCATCTGGCCCCAAAAACTGACTGACTGGCCGCTTGCCAATACGCGCATTGGACGGGTGACGCCACGCCATTTGATGCTGAAAATCTTGATAGGGGACGGTTTGCAGCATAAAGACAAACATCCCAAATGCCATCATCATCATGTTATTGCTCCTTAGTCATCATGGTCTTGATAGCTGCGGTTTGATTTGCTTTGCGTATTTCGGTGATAGGCCGCCAATTGGCGGGCCACCTCGCGCGCAATATCCTGTGCATCCTGCTGCGGTGTAGGGTAAATATTGATAATGGGCGCGCTATTAGGGGCTTGATTTTGTTGGTGATTACTTTTCTGGCCGCTGCTATGACTGCGGTACTGCGCCGCCGGTAAACTGTAAGGATGCAACGGTGCGGCGGCGGCCTGGTAGCCGCTGAATAACATGGACGCTGCAACCGCCATTGCTGCGGTATTACGGCGGCCGGTAACTTGCGCGGGGCCATTGATGATTTCAGGGCCATGCTCACCGACTACGCCAAATTTACCCAACGGGATAGTGCCGCCGTTATCATATTCACCGGTATATTTCGCGGCGATATCAGCGGCGCTGTTGCCCTTGGGAGCGGGCTTCCATGTGATACCGTAGTTACCAGCGGCAGCGGCTACCGCCGGATTGCTCTGTGCCAGTTCGCGGGTTTTCTCGGAGCGTTGTTTCACTTCATCCAGTTTTTCCAGCACCCACTTAATGGATGAAATCAGCGCTTTAAGTGGCGTCATGGCAAAGTTAATACCATCAGCCAGAAACTGACCAAAAGACTTCCCGGCATTGGCGGCGCTGGTTAAATCGGCAGTGGTTGATTGCACCGGCTCCAGTAACTTTTTAAACCAGTTCCACACGTTTTTAACCGCATCCCCGATCCAGTCAAACACCGGCCCCAGCGGTTTCAATGCCTCTTTAATTGGGGCGGCGGCTTGCATAAAGCCCTCCACCACGCCACCGAGAAATGCCTTAATCGGCTGCCAATACTTGTAAATCAGCAAGCCAGCGCCCACGATGGCAGCCCCAATCAGGCCAATCGGGCTGATTAAGATGCCGAACAGGCTACCCAAGCCACCGAGGGCAAAGCGCAGGAATTTAAGCGGGGATTTAGCCAGCCAGCTAATGCCATTACCCAGCATTTTAAACCCGCCGATACCGGATTTAACCGGCGAGCGCACCACATTAACCAGCCCATTTCCCAGCCCTTTAAGGGTAGCAATGGCCGACTGACCGCCATTTTTAGACAGGGTAAGCAGTGAGCGGCTAAAGTTGCCGATCTGCTGGGTAGTGATGGGTGTAGTGCTCGCCAGTCTGGACATACCAAATGACAGTTGCGGCAACAACCGAATACCTAATACTGAGGTTGTAAAGCGCAGTAGAGCAAACGGCCCCAAAATACCGACAACGGCGATAGCCAATGCACCGAATGCGGCGGTAGCAATAGCGACAGCGGTACCCACCTGCACAATGCCCAGGCTGATTTTTGGATGGGCCTTGAGGAACTCCGCCACACCATGCATAAACTCGGTAATGCTTTTGGCTGTTGACCTAAGCCATGTGTCATTTTTCTCAAATAGCTCAACACTGACGTTTTCCAAGGCGGCATGAATGATGGTCATATCGCCTTTCAGGTTGTCCAGCTTAGTCGCCGCTACCCGCGCCGCTTCACCATCATATTCACCGGGCTGACCGCGCATCTTATCCAATGAGCCATTACCGGCCGCGTGCATCAACACACCAAAACCGGTGACGGCATATTGCCCGGCAATGTTTTTAAAGATAGCCCCGCGTTCAACGTTACCCATTTTGGCGGTTTTATCACTGATATCTTTCAGAATATCCACCAAATCACGCATATTGCCGTTTTTATCGGCGGTCTTAACCCCTAAATCACTGACTGCCTTAGAATTACCAATGCGGCTTAAAATACTGCGCATGGTGGTACCGGCCTGACTGCCCTGAATACCGGCGCTGCCCAGCATGGCGGTAGAGGCTGCTACCGTTTCCAGACTCTGGCCGTACTCGCGCCCGACACCGGCGGAATACTTCATGGATTCGCCCAGCATCGGAATATCCACGTTATTACGGGTAAACAGGGCGGTGAGCACGTCAGCCACCCGATCCATTTTCTCCGCTGGGATCCCCATCGCGGTTTGAATATTTGACGCAATATCGGCGGTAGTACCCAAATCGATATCACCGGCCGCCGCCAAATTCAGCATACCCGGCATCGCGCCTAATACTTGTTTCGGGCTATAACCAGTACGACCAAGGAAATATTGCCCTTGTGCCACTTCCAGATCGGTAAATTTCGAGGACAGCGGCAAGGTGCGGGCCTGATAGCGCATCGCCTGCATATCCGCGGCGTTTTTATCAGGAATACGGGTAACGGCCTGGGTTTTACTCATCATGCCGTCAAATTCATAGCCAACATGCAGCGCTCCGGCTATTCCTCGGCCCATCGCACGGCCGGTAGATAACGAGGTGTAGCCCAATCCGGCGGCAATGGCTTTGCGCTGATTGCTGTTATCAAAACGGTTACGGGCAGCGCTAAGGCGCTGTTGCTGCTGCGCTTGCTGTTCTAATCGCCGCTGCTGTGCGGTCAGTGCGGCGGTGGTGCTGGTGATATTAGCTTTAAGGGATCGCTGCGCCTGACCTAATCGATTGGTGGCAATACCACTGCTTTGTAATGCGCTGCGCTGGGTATGTAGCGCGGTGCGTAAGTCATGGTATTTTTGCTTTAGTTTGGCGGCCTCTTCGCTGGCGCGCTTAAACTCTCTGGCCTGTTTAGCGGTTGGGGCAGCACTGTTTTTTAGTTCGGTGGCAAGCTGGCGCGCTTTATCACGGGCGGCGGCCAGCGCCTGAGCGGTTCCATTAACCGCCGCTTTATTCTTGCGAAAGCCCTCAATTTTGCCAGATTGTGCATCCAGTTGTTTGAGTTGGTCTTTCGTTGCTTTAATGGAAGCGGCCAGCGTTTTATTGCTGGCCAACATAGATTTAAATGGCTTGGTAACTTTATCAATGGCACTTAAAGAAACCTGCAAGCGGAGGTTCTTATCACTCATCACTGCCCCCGTTACGGATAATGGCTTTATGTCGCCATTCTAAAAGTTCGCCGATGGTCATTGGATCGGTAGCGGATGGCGGCCAGTGAAATGTCACCGCGATATCAGCCACCAAATCATCAACCGTTAAACACTCAGGTAGTCGGACTTGACCGAGTTCGGCAAGAAAAAAATCGCCAGCGCCTGAGACAGCGCGTAAATATCCGCTGGATCAAGATTGCTGATTTCGGGGACGGTCAGATTGGGGGTAGTGATACGCGGCAGCACCCGGATCAGCGCGTCAACATCGGTATCTAACAGCGCTTGCAACTTGGCCCCGCGTAATGCGCCAGCGTTGGGTTTATTCACCGTCACTTCGGTAATAGTGGTATTGCCCCGAACAATAGGCACATCCAGCGTGATCACATTAAATTGGGGTTCTGTCGTGTCTTTTTTCATAATAATTATCCGATTAGAAGTTAGGGGGTTAGCCCGCGAGTGCGATGGGGCGACTGTTCCTACGGGCGCTCCGGCGGCCTAAGCCGCTACGACCCGAACGGAACATTTCCCCATCGATTGGGCTATCGCGACTCGTCATCCACTCTTTGATAGGGGGATGCTACAAGCCAATATTGCGACGGTGGGCTTCCAACATATCGACGCCATTGACCATTTCGACCATATTCACAATGTCGCTTTCGATCAGTACTTCGCCGTCCCAGGTCAATTTGTAGTAGGTGTTTTTGGTGGAAATCTTGGTGGTGGTGTTATCACCTTGCTTGCTGTCGCCGCCGTCAATTTCCTCATGACGGCCGCGCATCACAATTTCTACCGCGTGAGTTTCCCCAGTATCGTCGCGCTGATAGGAGCCAGCAAAGCGCAGTAACACACCATCAACCTTGGTGACGCCCCATTGCTTGTAGATCTCGGACTCAATACCGCCCAGCGTCCAGTCAACATCCAGCGCCCCATCAGCCAGCCCCAAATCAACCTTGGCGCTGCCGTTCATGCCGCCACCGCGAAACTCTTCAAATTTGCGGTTTAATTTTGGCAAGGTGATGGACTCAACCACCCCTTGATAGCTGTTCCCGTCATTGAATACATTCAGGAACTTAAGTTTGCGTGGTAAGGCCATAATTAAGCTCCTTAGCTATTAACGGCGGCGGCGAAATTAGCCAGATAGCGATCAGTGATGCGCTGACGCAGGGTTAAATCTTCCAGTGGTGGCACTGGCGTATAGTCATAATCAATAAACAGGCGGCCCGCTTTGAGGGTGTCTTTATTGTTTACGCTATCGTCGTACCAGCAATCGCCATCAATCAGATAACCCAATGATTTCAATTCACGCATTTTGGCGCGAATGCCCTCAATAATGTCTTTTGCCAGTGATGGGGTGAGCGGCTTATCGTTAGCCCACATATGCGCCTCGGCCATGGTGTCAGCCAATACCTGTGCGGTGCGGGTGTAGTTCTCAAAGGTAAACAGCGGATCATCAGAGCAGGAGCGGGAACCCCAGAAGCGATAGCCATCTTTGCGGATCAGGGTGGTAACGTCTTTACTGTTAAGCAAATTGGCATCGGTGGCGCTGTTTTGCAGATCCCAAAACACATCTGCGCTAATACCGGTGACGCCATTCACCCCGACGTTGGACAGTGTTTTATGCCAGCCAACATCATTATCAATCTTGGCGCGCAAGCCGAGGGCGCGGGCAGTGGCAAAGGCGGTGGTTTCGGCGTTGGTGACGGTATCCCAACTGAGGAAATCCGGCCAAATCACCATCGCTTCACGCTGGCTGAAATTATCGCGGTAGAGAATGGCTTCTTCTTTGGTTTTACAACCATAGGCGCTGATGTAGGCAAAAGCTCGTAGGCTCTGAGCAATAGCAAGCAGTTCAGTGGCAACCGCTTTGGTGTCATGACCTGGCACCCCCAAAATGCGCGGCTTGACATCAAACTTACCCTGGGCGGCTAACAGCGCTTTCATGCCGGTGTAGCGGCCATCCGGTGTGGATCCACCAATGATGTTTGACGTGGTTTCGGCTTCGGTTTCACCCTGCGCCACACGAACAACTACGGTGAGTGGCTTGGTTTGGTCGCTGATGGCATCCAGTGAATGGGCTAAGGTACCAGTTTCACCGGCCTTGCCGCTGGCGGCCAGCACATCGGTGAGTAATACTGGGGTATTAAGTGGAAACAGGGTGGCGTCAGCATCATCGGAGGTACAGACCATCCCGACCACCGCCGTACTGACAGTGCGGATCGGGCGAGTGCCTTCGCTAATTTCAATGACGCGCACACCATGGTGGTAATCGGTTGCAGACATGCGGTTTTCTCCGGTTAAGCGTTCATTTGTTATGATGCCGGATAATTACGCGCGGGGCAGTGGATGGGGGTTGTGTGAGGGATGACACAAAAAACCAGATACGCAGATCAGCGATATTATCGGCATGAAAACCGACTACATCACGAATATTAGTACTATGCCAATCAAGGATTGGTGTGCCGTGCTGTAGCCGGTTTTTGCAGTATAACCCTTAAATATCGTTGTATTTACAGCTCAACTCCTACAGCTTCAAGGCTATTGCGGATAGGTTCACTGTCAATAAATCCGTTCCAGTGGTGACCTATCTGTTGTGTTAGAGGGCGTACACTACTTCGAGTGGCTCCTCGCTATCCCGCAGATAAGTACTGCGTAATGCATCAATTTGTTGCCACAAAATAAGAGAAAGAACTTCTTTAGCATCCGCTCGTTCTATAGTGACGATGGCGTAAATCAACGCACGACAGTGATCGATAAGTTCTTCTACTTCGAGGGGAGTGTCATCGTACATAGCGCACCTCCGGCAGCAGAGGGGCAGATGAAGCAACAGGTGTGGGAATAACAATGATATTGCTGGTAAATAATGACAGGTGTTTAGTCGTCAGATCCATGATGACTACCTCTTTGGTAGGGGGGACTAATCACCACCTTGAGGTTCCAATCTCTTTATGGGTGGTGAACTGAGCGAGGTTGGAACTACCGGTTACCAAAGAACCCGGCGCATCTTGCGATGCCCCCACCCAGTTCACCGTTTCTTGCATATTACAGGTGTCACTGTGCCCGCACATAATAGCCGTGTCTACGGTCGTGCGCTTTGGTAATTTCCGGGGTTCCAAACCCGACAGCGGATTTTGCCGCTGCGGCGTGACTATAGCCCAGCGAAGTTCTGCCGTGCAATCAACCAACGTCACTTTAGGACAAACATTTTTTGTGGAAAAATAGGGGGTTATCGTGGTGATGCGTTAAAGATGGATGAGGCAACAAAGAGTAAGAAATAAAAAGGGAAAGGGGTAATAAACAGCGCAAACAGACGACGTTTAAGGCAACATCGCCTGTTAAAAGTAGGGATTTAGCTAGCAACTTAATGGCAAATTTGTGCCAGTTCTTCTTCGCTTAGACCGGTCATTTTCATTACTGTGGCACGGTCAAGACCATTGGCAAACATAGTTCGGGCAACTTCCAACTTACCTTTCTTTAGCCCGTTAGCTTCACCTCTGGCCTCACCTCTGGCTTCGCCTTTTTGTTCCAGTTTTTGTGCAATTGTCATCAGTGACTCCTCATGCTGCGGTAAGCGGTTGGCCAGGCTGCGGAGGAACGCTTCTGGCTCGGCCGTTTCGCCAACCTGTATGATGTAATTTATCGCCGCTTTTAGTTGATCTTCTGTAGTGTAACCACTCGCTATCACCATGACCAGTTGATCCGATAATTCAGATAACTCACGCTGACGAATATGTTTTTGCAACAGTTCCAGCAGAGCAATGCGTCGATGGGTCATGATTTCGTTATCGGGGATTACCGTCACATCGATCAGCGGGAAGTCACGACTGTACAA